TGCCTCCAGCAGCTTCTGACTTGAAGCCATAGAAGGCGACACTGCCCGACATAGAACAAACGCTCCAGTCCTCCCAAAGATCGGGGTCAAAATAATTGATGCTGACCTCGACGGGATCGCCTTCGATGATCTCGTCGTAGCCCCCGTCTTGCCAAGCCCTTGCGATTTCATCGAAATCGACGGGGTTGCCGTATTGCAGGTCATGCTCGACGGTGGTCACGTAGTGAAGCATTTTGGTTAGCTTCATCGGCAAGAAACAGTTGAGGCACGCTCCCATCAGGTTGTTGCTGCGGCCCCACCGGTTATCGCCAGACACGACGATGTATTCAGATTGCTCTGACATATCACTATCTCCAAGTTGTTAAAGAACTGGGATGTTCCACGTGGAACATTTCCCAAAAACGGATCGATCCCTCGACCCGTATGCATATTCTCTCATATGCGGTCTCAAAAAGATAGCAGATTTTTAAGCAAAATGTAGACAAAACTTAGACAAATCCAATTATTTTTCAATGAAGGGTTGACACGGAAAGGCTAATCACTTAGCCGCTCCGTCCGGCTCTTTTGCCGTTCTTTGATCGTCGAAAAAATCCGTCTCTCTTCGCCCTTCAGCTCATCGGGTCTAACCGCTTCTGCTGCTGCACGAGCAATCTGTTTTGTGGCTTCTTTTCTTAGCGCCGCGTACAGCTCAGGGCTGCGGACGCTCAAGATAGCCAACATCTGCTGATCTAAGCTTTTAGAGATATTTCGACTCGGCGGCATTTTTAAAATTTGTGCATCAAGGGCCGTAAGCTTCTTTGCGCACATTTTTATGTGTTCTAGCTCCTCCGCGCTATATGACCGGCGTTTTTTGAGTCTTTTATAACTCTTGCGGTCGTTGTGCAGAATCGAAGGGATAATCAAGTCATCAATTTTTTTCTTTTTCGGCAGCTTGTACTTCGTTCGGAAGGCATTAATTTTTGCTTGTAACTCAACCTTCTGGAGGATCAGTGCTTCGCGGTTCCAATCAGTTTCTACAATATACGAGCCGTGGTCCACGTAACCCCGACGTGACCCGTGGGTCGAGTATCGGGAAGTGCGCTTCATAAAGTCCGCTGCTTTGGAGTTGTTCAGACTGTGCGCCATTATTCGATCCTCCACACCCGCATCACGCCTTCTGCCGACACGCTGCGAGTTGCAACTTTCTGGCCCGCCGTCCGTGCTCTGCCCAAAAAGGCGGTCATTTCTTTAGGCGGTCGTGCGTGCTTTTCGTTCTCTTTTGGTTTGTGAGCAAAAGCAATGCTATCTCCCACCTGCCAATTTTTTATGATTTCGTCAAAGTGTTGATACTTTAAATGCCGCCCTTTTTTGCCTTTAGGCGGTAAGGGAATGTTCTTTTCTATTTCGATCATTTTTTTTCCAAATTAGTGTTGCATTGCTAAGATAACTCCCATAGGATCGCATTTCAACTTTTTTGGAGAAAGTGATGCATAAAGATGCAAACAAAATCGCACGTGCCATTGACGACGCGTTCGCCGCGCTCCGCGAGATGGGATTCTTTGCTAAGGCCAACCACACCTGTTGTCAGTCCTGCGGACTGGCGGAGATCCCCGAAGACAAAGAAATGGCTTACGTTTTCTACCACATGCAAGACTTAGAAGATCTGAAGCAAAACGGCGCTTGCTATCTGGCGTGGGGCGGCAAGGTCGGGGAAAAATTTGGTCATACCATTTGCGACACGATTCGCAAAGCGGGCTTGGAGGTTGATTGGAACGGCAGTGAACACACCCGAATCAAAGTCTGCGGCTTGGCGTCTCGGACCAAGCGGTGGGACGTGACGATCATCCAAACGAGTCTTGTGAGAAACGTGCAGGCGCAAACGGCAGAGCAAGCGGGTGCGTGGGCTAGGGACCAAGCGAACTGGTCTGACAACGTGATCAACGTGGAGACGATTGCCATTGAGGACAACACGGTCGATCCGACAAACCCTGTGCTTTTGCGTTCAATCGAAGATTTGGAATTGACTATTCGTGCGCGTAATCGCCTGTTGTCGGAAGGCATCCACTACATCGGCGAACTGGTGCAACGCACCGAGGCTGACCTTTTAAAAATTGGCAACTTTGGCAAACGCTGTTTGACCGACGTCAAAGAGGGGTTGGCTAGATACGACTTGACGCTCAGGCAACCGGCCCGCCAACCAAGGCATAAAGTTACTAATCGAAGCCGACAAATCTTTGAGATGCGCCAAGCCGGTAAAACGTACCGTGAAATAGGTGATGAGTTTGGTTTTTCTGCTGTAAGGGCGCGACAAATTTACGAAAAGACGGCTGAAAAGATCCGCATTAACGAACTCGAAGGCCATAAGTGAAAGGCGAACTCACGATAATTTTTGACGAAGAAGAAGCGGAGAAAGTGGTAACGCTGGTTCTTGGTCTTGATGAGCGGCTGTCCTTGATGGAACAGCAAATGGAAACCCTGTTGGAGAAAGTGAATGAGTTACAGCATGGACAAAAATCCAGAAACCGCAGAGGAAGCCCTGTATCAGGGGCTGGTGATGCAGATGCTTCCGGATCAGACAAAGACGGAGCGTGAAGAACTGGACGACATCGTCAGCAATCTGACTGCGATGCTACCGGTCAACACCGTAAACTTTTTAAAATTCAAAGCAATGTGTAAATTTTTTGGTATAGGAGATAGTGATGTTAGTAAATAATCTTACGCTGTTGGAAATGCGTACCGAGATTCAAGATCGGGCAGAAGTGGCGGCGCAAAAATCGGGCAAAAAGCTCACGGCAGGGATCAAGGCCATGGCGCAAGCGGTGGGGGTGGATTACTCCACGATGAAGGGGTTTGCGCTCGGGACGATCAAAAGGCCCTCAGAGCTAACCGTGGACCGTGTGCGGGCGTACTTGCGTGACAGTGAGGACCCGCAAGTCGCGCATGTCGCCAAAGGCACTGCTTTGTTTGTCACGGACGACGATATCGCAATGTTGTTGGATCTTTTGTTTAAAACTGCGATGGATATCAAAGATGATTACCAACGTTTTGAAGATCAAACGGAAGATTACGCGGTCAGTAACTCAACCTACCACGCGCTTTATCTTCGAGAGGGGCGTTTATTACAATTACGGAAGAAGCTTGAGGCGCAGGCTTCCTGCGAGTTTGACTTTGATACAGAACTGCAATCGGTTGTTCCGGTTAGGCCGAAATAATTGATATGCTCTGGGGCAAACCAGTTTGGGTTGGGGCTATCACTCCCCTCCAAGCGCGCGCCGTCCGCGTGCCCACAAGACGGCACTTCTTGGGCAGGGAGGTTGAACATACTCTCTCCTTGCGCGACCGTCCGCGTGCCCACAGGCGGGATCGGCAGAGGTGCTCCAGCCTCGAAATGCGTGTGACCCCGTCCGCGTGCCGAGACAGGCGGGGCTTTTTAGGAGGACATTTTTGAAATTCGTTCTGAGTTTGTTAACCGTGTTACTGCTTCAAGGCTGCACGTGGTACGGAGAGGTTGAACATATTTCCAGTATACCGAACGGCACTCCGTTCAATACGCGAACGGAAACATCGACCGACATTGTGTGGACCGGCTTGAGGGCAGAGAAAGATTCTTGGTACGTCGATGGCGCTGTAGGCATCGAAACATCTTCAGAATTTGAAGGGCGTAACCCCTACGGCAGGATCAAAATAGGGAAGGATATAAAAACATGGGACTAAAAGTGACAGAAACCGAAGAAGCAACCCTTTCACTCAATCTGTCCGCCGAAGAAGGGCTGTTTTTACTGAGACTTTTAAAAAGTTCTAAGGACGATCCAAGGATTCACGGCTTGATCGGTACGTGCTTTTGGTTTCATAGCCATAGCAAGAGCGAAGAGCAGTGCATCAAAGACACGTGGACATCTGTCGAACAGAAGCTGGAGGCACAAAAATTGTTGGATACGTCGTCGCTCTTGGTTGCTTACCCTGATGCATCAGAGGAAAAATCGAAAGAATGGATGACAACAATCAACTGCTGCCGATTGGAACTGCGCAGACGGTTTTTATCTAAGCGGAGTCGAGTGCGCGCGCCTCTCTAGCTCGGTCTTCTTTCCACTCATTAAAAATCTTACGCAGTTGTCCGCTGATCGTGCGGTCTTCTAACTGCGCAATCTCTTTGATCTGTCGATACACCGGCATTGGCACCAGAATCGACTTCCATTTTGTAGTATCCATGCAGGAGATTATCGCGCAAATCGCATATGAATGCAACTATATTTCTTTGGTTTCGCCCCATGACGGTCCAAGATCTATATCGCATTTGCTCGGCACCTGAAGCTTAATCGCAGACTCCATAACGCCGCGTATTTTCTTGGCGTGCTCTATGCTTGCCACGCTACACCCTAGTTCATCATGGACCTGCAACAAGGGCCGTTCTCCGCGTTCATACAGATCGACCATGGCCTGCTTGGTCATGTCCGCCGCAGATGCCTGTATCAGCCTGTTCAGCGCCTTGTACGTGTACGCACGCTTCAGCGGGGCAGTCTCGCCATAGGTTGCCTTGGCTTCTTTCAAAGGCATCGCTTTCTGCACGTCGTATCCCATAGGTTCAAACATATCAAAACGGCACTTACGGCCTTTCAAAGATCGCAGTGAGCCGTCCGACTTCTGATCCACGGACCGTGACACGCCATTCATAAGCTCTTTCACAAACGGCACCCGCTTGTGGTACTGCTGCGTCAGTTCTTTGGCGTCATCAAACTCCAGATCCAGTTGATCGGCCAGCTTACGCACGCCCATGCCGTACATCATGCCTAAATTGATCGTCTTGGCTTGTTTGCGGCTAATGTTTGCCATCTCGGCAACCATGGTATGGAAGTCCATGTCCGGATTGTTCGTATACCCATCCACGAATTCTTTGGCCCCGCCCAGTGGTAAACCTTTCCACGTGCCAAAAACGCTGGCGTAGTGGGTCAAGATCCGTGGTTCTTGCTGCGAGTAGTCGATGGCTGCCCATAGTTCGCCCTCTTCTGGCAAAAACAAACTGCGGATCATCGGCCCAAGCTCTGGATCGCGTGCAGGGATCTGCTGAAGGTTTGGGTTCGACATGGACAAACGACCAGATACGGTGCCTCCCTCATCGCTACGCAACTGGTTGATATGCCCGTGGATACGGCAGTCGGAGCCTACAAATTTCATAATATTATTTATGAAAGTGCCTTGGATCTTATTTAGGTTACGTGCCTCGACGATCATTTTCGCAAACGGGTGCGGGTTCTCGCTGAGAAACGCCTTGGTGAAAGAGGGCGCGCCCTTGACCGTGCGTGGATAGGCAACTTTTAGCTGATCGAATGCTTTTGCTAGAGAAGTTGCCGCCCAAATCTCTACCTCAAAGCCCGCCTCTTTTTCGATATCGCGGTAGGTCTGCTTCTCTCTTTTCAAAAGTTGTTGCTTGGACCTTTCGCATCTCTCTAAATCGACCCGTATGCCACGGTAAGTCATGTCGATCAGGCAGGGCGTGAGCCGTGTTTCGAGATCGAAGATGGTTTCTAGGTCCTGCTTGTTAATTTCAACGCGGAAGAACTTGTACAGATCGTATGCTAGCCGTGCGTCTTGCTCTGCATACGGCCCCACAAACTGCGCAGGGAGCTTCCAAAGCTCACCCTTTGGGTCTACCCCGAACTCCACCGCAGCCTGCGTCAGAAGCTTCTCTGACTTCGCTAGGCCCAGATAGTCGTAAGACAGGGCGTTCAAGCTGTAGCTGAATCGGTTTTCGTCGAGCAGGGCCGCCATTACCATGGTATCGATGATCGGGCCGTTCACCGGCACGTCTAGCGCCTTGAGCCAGCCTAGATCGTAAGGTGCGTTGTGCATGATCTTCGGGCAGTCTGTGGATAACTGCTTACCCAGCCAACGCAGCACCTGCCTTTTGTCGAGGTTACCTCCACCGAGATGCGCAATAGGGTAGTAGGCTTCAAAGCCCTCCGTAGCCACTGCGATACCGACGACATCGCCGTCTTTGCGGGGCCAACCCGGACCCATCTGCTTGAGGTTGGGGTCACGTGTCTCTAGGTCAATCGCAATCTCTTTGGCACCGGTCAGGTCAACAAACTCATACGGTGCCGTCCATTCTGTCTCAGTAGCAAACAACGGGAACTGAAGCCTAGTTTCCTTCTGCATCGTCTTTCCTTGGGTCATCGCCCAGCGCAAAGCGCGTATACCAAATGGATTTTTTTAAATCTTCAACCGCATCAAACTTTTTTCCTGCTCGCCATTGGTACTTGAAGCTAGCGCAACGGCAATATATCTGCACTGCCTCTGGGCCGAAAGCCGCGACCATAGCATCGATACATTCAATTTCTGAGTCAGCATAATGGCTGGGTGAGTTAACCATGTCGCTCATAGCGCGTAGCTCCTGTAGAAATCTGTGGGTTCCAAGGTGTACAAATTCTGCCGCGTGCGCGTTACAGCCACATAGAACACGCGGTGCATGGAGTCTGGATCACTAGCCATACTGGCCTCTGCGGCTGCGGTGATGTCGGTAAACAGCACAACGTTGTCTGCCTCGCCGCCCTTCGCTCCGTGAATCGTAGACAGACGTATGCGCGGCTCTGCCGTCAGGTCCTCGCCCCGCCGCACCAAGGCGTTGATATACGCCACATCGACGTCCGGCAGTTTGTCGAGAGCCTCGTTCCAAGACATCTCTGGCTTTGCCAGCAAGCCGTTGAAGTCTCGCAGGTCCTCGTAGGTAAATAACGCATCGGGATCGCCTACGATCTTCTTGTGGCCACGTGAGACACGTCCGCCGTTGCCTGACATGAAAGAGTACATGGCCTTGGCTGCGTCGAAAGAGATCGGGTCACCGCTCTGCAAGCACCCCCACGCAGATAACGCCACACGTATTTTGTCCCTGACGCTGCGCACACCACCACCGTACTCGAAGTAGTAGCCCTGACTTTTTAAAAATTGCTGTACCGGTGCCAAAAAGTAATTGGCTTGTGCCAGAAAGAGCCACGTGTCTTCAC